TGGAAAAGGTATGGTAGAAGTGGTTATGCTTATACATCTGGAAAGGGCAGAATGGCTGTTGTAGTTGAAGACTGTATATCTGCTGCAGTAGTACCTACAATTGATGTAGCTTTCACAGGTTTTGCTTTGATGGGAACCTCTCTTTTAGGGGGGCATGTGGAGCAGCTAAAAGAATATGATGGGGTTATTGTTGCTCTTGATCCTGATGCAGCACAAAAGACATTTGAATTTACAAGAAAATTAAGAAGTTACCTTTCCACGAAACTTGTTCGCGCCATGAAATTAGAAGATGACTTGAAATATAGGAGAAAAAATGATATTATGAATTTAGAATCATACATGCTGATCACCAGACACTTGTATTAGGAGGGAAGCATATGGAACTACCACTGTTACGCACACTTATGAATAGGAAATTTTATAATGAAAATAAAAGCATAGCTAGGGAAAAGATATTTAGAAGCAAGGAGACCCGCAATATTAAACAGGTTTTAGATGAGGCCATGTCCGACTATGAAAATGACATTGGTCCTTGGGATGTAGAGGCACTGTTCTTTACTAAGAATCCTACGCTTACTACAGCACAAAAGGATGTATACCTAAGCATCTTTCGTAAGATTGCAATTGCTGATTCTTTGAATGAAGATGTAGCACAGGATGTTTTGCGAGAATTGAACAGGGAAGATGCTGCTAATGAGTTGATGGACATAGCATTTAAGATGTCTAATGGTGAGGTTACATCCTTACATAAAATAATCCAGTTTACTGAAAGGCGCGAGGAAGATTTTATGCCTTCCCTAAAAGTATATTTTGAGAACATGGATATTGACTCTTTGTTAGATAAAAATGAACTGCAATTTAAGTGGAAGTTAAATATACCTACAGTGGCACAGTTAGTTCCGGGAGTAAACGCAGGACAGATTGTGGTGGGTGCTGCTCGTCCTAACACCGGCAAAACTAGCAGCCATGCTTACTTATGTGCAGGACCAAATGGTTTTGCCTATCAGGGGGCAAAGATTATGGTGCTGGCAAATGAAGAGGATACTAGTCGAGTGTCTTCACGATATCTTACTGCTGCCTGTGGCATGACCATAAAAGAAATTGTTAAGAATAAAAAACGGGCAGAAGAGTTGTTTGGTCCCATCAAAGACAATCTAAAAATTACTGATGCTACAGGTTGGGACTTGGATCGTGTGGAACGAGCAGTGAAGGCATACGAACCAGACATTGTTATTGCTGACATGGCAGACAAGTTTCAGCCAGAGGGCAAATATACTGCCCATCATGAGCAACTAAAGGCTACCTACATTCGTTTTAGAATCATTGCCAAGCAGTATAATTGTGTGTTATTCGCTATGTCACAGTTATCTGCAGAAGCAGAGGGCAAGGTATTTGTAAATATGAGTATGCTTGAGGGTAGTAGAACAGGTAAGGCTAGTGAAGCAGACGTATTGTTTTGTATAACAAAGACACCTATGGTGGAGGGACAACAAGAACAAGAAAGCCCGGAGCGACATTGGTTAATACTTAAAAATAAACTTACTGGTAAACATGGCAAAGTAGTTACAATGCTTGATCCAGAAACAGCTACATATAGCGCATAGGATTTAAAACACCATGAAATTAACTATAGATGTAGAAAACACAGTGTCTAAATTGCCATCTGGTAAGACACTTGTTGATCCGTTTACAGAGGGAAACAAATTAGTTTTGGTCTGTACAAAAACAGACATGGGAAAAGAGTCGTCCTTTTGGTTTGATCATTCTACACATACTACTGACAATGCCAAAGAACGGCTACAGATGCAACTAGATCAAGCCACTGTATTAATTTGCCACAATGCACAGCATGAACTGGTGTGGTTATGGGAGACAGGGTTTACCTATGAAGGGCCGGTCTTTGATACAATGCTTGTTGAATACCTATTTCAGAGAGCAGTGAAACAACCCTTGTCGCTGCAAGCGGTGGCTGAGAGATATGAACTTGAGAACCAAAAGCTAGATACTCTTACTGAAAGTTTTAAAAAGGGTTTGTCTGTAGATGAGATAGATGGGGATGAACTAGAAAAATATTGTTTAGTTGATGTACGAGCTACGCAAGAGTTGGCGGATTGCTTGCGTAATAAAATGTTTACAGAAGAATATGCCCCACTTCAAAACATAATCACATTAACAAATGATCTATGTGTACTATTAGCAAAAATATATTACAGGGGGTTTTTCATAAACAAAGAAAACTTGTCGTGTGTTAAGGTGGAATTTGAAGCAGAGCAAAGAGAAATAAAAAATGCTTTAAACAAACAGGTACAAGAGTTAATGGGGGATACCCCTATTAATCTTTCTTCTCCAGAACAACTAAGTATGGTTATTTATAGCCGCAAGCCCTTGAACAAGCCTACATGGTTGAGTCATTTTTCTAAATATATGAAGAAGCTTGACTTTGACTCTGCCGTAAATAGTAACTCTGAGTTAGTATATAAAACTACTGCCATACAATGTAAAAGATGTTTTGGGCGTGGTTACACGTCCTTTATTAAGAAGGATGGCACAGTGGGAAAGGCACATAGACTTTGTAAAGAATGTAACAAAACTGGAATTTTATATATTCCCAGTAAAAAGATTGCTGGGCTAAAGTTCACTGCTCCGTCCGCTTCTTGGGCAACCAATCATGGTTTTAGTACCAGTAAATTTAATATAGAAATGCTGGAGGAAACAGCGAAGCGAAGAAAACTACAAGAAGCGGAAAGTTTTCTCTATAAAGTGCGAAGGTTGTCTGCTTTAGATACTTACCTGTCTTCTTTTGTCGAGGGAATTGAAAACTTTATGAAGTCAGATAATAAGCTACATGTTAGATTGGTACAACATAGAACTACAACGGGCCGGTTAGCTTCTGACTCTCCTAATTTACAAAACATGCCTCGTGGCGGAACCTTTCCAATAAAAAAGGTGTTTCGATCACGTTGGCCTGAAGGAAAAATAATGGAAGCAGACTTTGCTCAACTTGAATTTAGGGCAGCAGCTTTTTTAGGTGAAGATGAAATAGCCAGAAAGGAAATAGACACGGGATTTGATGTTCATAGCTACACAGCAGAAGTTATCAGTAACTCTGGTCAGCCCATAACGAGACAAGAAGCAAAAGCACATACCTTTGCTCCTCTTTTTGGTGCTACTGGCTTTGGAAGAACGACAGCAGAGGCGGCATACTATCAACAATTTACCGATAAATATTGTGGCATAGCTAAATGGCATACAAAATTAGCTAATGAGGTCATGTCTACAGGAATGGTGACTACCCCTACAGGCAGACAGTTTGCGTTTCCAAATGCAGAGCGCAGACAAGGGGGGACCATAACGTACTTTACGGCTGTCAAGAACTATCCAGTGCAATCCATATCTACAGATATTGTACAGATGACCCTACTTTTAGTAGAGGAGATAATGAGAAACAGGCAATTGAAAAGCCTAATTGTGAACAGTGTTCATGACAGTGTAGTTATAGATACCCACCCAAACGAAGAGGAAGAAGTTAAAAGTTGTATTTCTCAAGCAGAGAAGTATATTCGGCATCAATTCCTTGCTAAGTTTCAGGTGGACTTTGATGTGCCTCTTATTATGGAATGTAAGATAGGAGAAAATTGGATGGAACTAGAAGAATATACTTGACAACCATAGTGAAACAAGTATAATGGGGCAATATTTTTGTGCAGAAAGGAAACATAACAATGGAAACAGAATTAATTACTATAGATAATACTAATTATGATGCGGTTGCAGCGATCATGGGCATTGAAGATGTAGGTGCAAAATCTGCTCGTTCTGCAGATGCACTATGTCGTCTTCGTATTTGGCACCGGCCTATCATGGGAACGATTGACAAGGACGGCAAGAAAAGACAGATGGAGGTTATACCCGGAGGTACTTACCGGCTAGATCAAGGATCAGGTAATTTTATTTATTATGAAAACATAAAGTTTAGGCCATTTTTACAGCGCTTTAGATACAATCGTTGGTTGCCTTATGCAACTCCCGATAAAGATGGGAGAAAGGGAAAGTACATTAAGTCTGCTTTTACTAACGACTACAGAGCTTTTAATTCTACTGATCTTATAGATGAATCTGGAGGATTTAATTGTGGTAGGCCATCTGGATATGTACAGGATTGGGAGGCGCTTCCAGAGGAAACACGCAGACTTATAACATCTGTCAAACGAGTTAGGACTATTTTTGGTACGGTTACCCCAAAAAAGGGAGAAGCTCTTAACGAAGAAGGGGAATTGATAAAGACAAACGGAAATCCTATTCCTGTGATATGGGAAATTGAAAATAATACTGCCTTTAAAATTATGGGAGAGGCACTTACAAAGTATCGTGAAGCAGGGAGACTGTTTCCCCAACATCTTATTTCTCTGTCTACAAGCGGCTCTCCCATGACAAACGGAAACATGTTATACCAACCTGTTTATGATGTAGAGTTAACTAAAGAAGTGGAACTTGTTCAACCAGAAGACAATGAGATGCTAATGCGATTTCAATCATGGGTTAATAAGTACAATAAATATATTCAAGAATCTTATGATCAAAATGCTAACAGTAATACCTTATCCACTGAAGAAACGGATGTCATTGATGGCTTTATAACTGTAACTGTGGAGGACCAGAAATAGTGGAACATCCTGCAGAACTACTCGTTCATTCTTACCTTGACAAAACCCGTCGAGGATTGGCTGCAATGTCTGAGGAAAACATACAAGGAATAGTGAAGCATGTGGAACAAGCAGTGCGTAAACAGTTTAAAAGTAAGGAGTCACGTAAAGATTTTCGCTTGCGAGCAAGTAATGTAGGGAGGGCTTCTTGTCAACTTTGGTTTCAGAAGAACAAGCCAGAGGAGGCTATTCCTCCACCCTCTCATTTTTTGCTTAGGATGATGATTGGGGACATCACTGAAGCTGTGTTTAAGGGTATTTTAAAGGAAGCTGGAGCGGCGTTCGAAAAACCAGAAAAAGTAGAGACAGAAATAGCTGGTGAAAAAATTCAAGGAGAGTATGATTTAATACTGGACAATAAAGTAGATGACATTAAATCTACTAGCCCGTGGAGCTACAAAAATAAATGGATTGACGGGGAAAGTATTGAAAAAAGTGATCCTTTTGGCTATGTAGGACAGTTAACAGTGTATGCTAAAGGAAAAAATGTAGAGCCCGGAGGTTGGTGGGTTATAAATCATTCAACTGGTAACTTTAAGTATATTAAGTACGCCAGTGATCCAGATAAAGTTATTAAAAACCTAGAAAAGACAGTTGAAACAATAGCTGATGATAAGTTTAGTAGATGTTTTGCCCCTGTTAAGGAAACTTTTCATAGAAGGGAAACTGGGCGGTATGTTCTACATACTCAATGCAAGTTTTGTAATTTTAGACACGCTTGTTGGGGTGATAGATTAGTAGAAAAGGCTTCAATGGTTAGTAAGGCAAAGAATAAACCTATAGTTAACTATATATCTACAGAAGAAGGAGAGTAAAATATGACTGAACATGACACAGAACCAAATGTGTTTGACGGCATGTCTGTGGAAGAGTTGCAGGACGCTGTTGAACAGATGTCTGCTGAATTGCGTAATGCAAAGATCGCTTTGCGAGAAAAGAAATTGTCAGGTGTGAGAGTGGCACTTGAAGCGCGACGAGAAGCAGACGCTGAACTAAGCGAAGAGTTACGTAAGATTGGTTATAGAACAGGATCAAAAAGTTTGTTTTTTACTGATCCTTTTAGTGCTAAATTCCGTATTTAGTTATATTTTAACAAGCCGGGGGGAGGTTTATTTTCCTCCCTCCACTATTTTATGGTGAGGTGTTAACATGAAAAAGGTTAAAATATCTTTAGATATGATTGAAAAAGCCCGTATTAAAGCAGAAGAAATGGGTAAATTACATAACTCTATTTTAAAAGGAAAAGGAAATATAGCAGGGTTTATAGGAGAACAGATAGCTTTAGAATGTGTAGGAGGTACGTGGGACAATACGTATTCTCATGATATTACACTTTCCAATGGTAAAAAAGTAGATGTTAAAACTAAACAAACTTCAGTAGAACCTCTTCCATATTATGATTGTAGTGTAGCAAATTTCAATACTAAACAAGAGTGTGATACTTACGCTTTTGTCAGAGTTAAAAATGATTTTACTGTTGGGTGGTATTTAGGTTCTATGGATAAAAAAGAGTACTTTGAAAAGGCTACATTCATGCAAAAGGGAGAGGTTGATCCAAGTAACAATTATACTGTAAGAGCAGACTGTTACAATTTAAAAATACAACAGTTGTATGTATAACAAGAAAGGATATGAAAAAGCTAGGGCAAAGGGTTTTCGATCTGGTTTAGAACAAACTGTTGCAAAGCAAATTAAACAAGGTAAACATAAGCTGCGATATGAAACTATAAAAATTAAATGGATAGATTTTTCTATACGATCTTATACACCAGACTTTGTTCTTGATAATGGAATAATATTAGAGGCAAAAGGCTTTTGGTCTACTGCTGATCGACGCAAACACGTAGAGATAAAAAAACAACATGAAGAACTAGACATAAGATTTATATTTGAAA